AAACCTTATCAATGAAGTTATTAAAATAAAAAAACCCTTGGTATTTCTACCAAGGGTTTTATTTTGTAGATCCTTGATTATATCAAGGATTTCCGCTAAATCACGAAATTGGCTATGCTGAGACGGGCATAGAACTTGGCCCCTTCCCTTAATAATTTTTTTCCGTATCTTGTTAAGATTCCCTTGCGTGGGCAGAAGGATTCTGGATCAAGAACCACTGGTGTTTGAGTGAGTGGTACGTATGGGCAATAGAAATATCCACTGTCCATATAACTGTCACCCTTATAGCCCATGAGGATTTGTCCTGATGGGAATAGTGGGTCTTTGTACAATCTCCATCTGTTGTTTACAGTTCCGACATATTGAATGCCGAGTGAACTTGTAAATGTTTCAGATGGTGCTGGTGCAAAGCCTGCTGTTGCGGTTTCGAATATTGAAGCAACTTCTGGGCTTGTTACGATCCAGTTGCAACCACCACGAAGAGTCTTACGATGAACAACGTTGCTGACTTCAACAACTTTGACATAGAGTGACTCATATTTTTCCTTGATGGTGTCACCAAGGGCTGTGTTGAAGTCCCAAGATGCTACTGTTCCAGCATTGTTACGAAGATCACCGAGAACTTCACGGTCGATTTCAAGATTGATTTCTTGAGCAAGAACGGCTGTGAGTTCGGCTTCTGCGTCAAGGTTGTGCTGTGAGCGGAGGTCTTGTTGGGCCTCATAACTCCAGACAGCCTTTAGTTTTCTGGTCTTAGCAGCAATTTCTTCGCTTTCAACAACGAGGTTGACTTCTGGAAGATCTTGGTTGCATTCCATGTTGTATTCGTATGAAACTACAACTTTATTTTCTCCTGGGTTACCGCCCCAAGTCAATGTCACTTCGCCAGCAGTTAGATCAAGACTGCCTCCTGTTACGTTTGGAGATGGTGTTCCATCAACATTTGAGAATGTGAAGGTTCCATTTTGAGCAACAACGAATGTTTTGATGGCAGTATCGCCGTCATAAACAGTTCCTGTCATTGTTCCAGCGAGAACAGGTGTGTGTTCCAATGTGAATACCGATGTTGTATCACCACCAGCGTCAATTTGTGTTTCGTTCTCAACAAATTGGTGAGAATAATAGACGCTGAGGTTTGCATCACCAGATGCCAACTGTTGTAATGAATTTGCATCGTCAGTTGGGAATCCACTCTTTGATCCACCACGGACAGAACCCTTATTGCTTCCATAACGGAATCTTAAGTAGTAAACTAGTCCTGTTGGGCCGAGTAATGGTTGAACCGAAACGACCTTATTTGCGATCAATTGTGGATAGATACGACGAACAAGAGGAATCGAGATTCTCTTGAACTGGGCTACGTCGCCACTGTCAGTCGAACTCTCATTGATGAGCCTTTGGTTTTCTAAAAGAACCGCAGTGCAAGAACGTGTGTACTTGTCATTGATGTTCTCTAGCAAACCTGTTTGTGCCCAACGAGATTCTAGCTCTCTTGCTTCGTTTAAGAACTTAGCATTTGCTTGCATATTTAATTTTCTCCTTGGTTATACTAAAGATTGTTTATTCGCTAGCCTTTGTTCCAGCAAGTACTTGCATCTGACGCAAGTATTCTGGATCTAGGCTTTCTACTAAAGTTGTGTCAACATTATCCTTCTTAGCTACGGGCTTTTCTTGAGTCCATTCTGCAACAAGTTCTGGATCGTTGACTGTACGTCCCCTCCCCTGCGCATTCTTCACTTTTTCAATTCTTTCTTTCTTTTCAACTTTGGTATTCTCCGTAATTACTTGTTGAGCACTACGGACTGCCTCGTTGAGTTTGTTGTTTTCTGTGCTGAGTCTAATGTTGCGAGCTTCTAGAATCTTTTGTTGACTCTTTAACTCTTCCATTTGACGTTGAGCATTGTTTAGTTTAGAATTAACAACATTGTTGTAGTCTTCATCTGAGATGTAATCTGAGATGCATTCTACAACTCTATCCAAAACTACTTTTTGTTCGGCTGTTGTTGGGTCATTCAAAATTTCACGACGAGCAGATTCGTATAATTCTTTTCCTTTGAATTGAAGGAAAGCATCAACTTTGTCAACCATATACTCTTTCATTTCTGATAGTTTTTGGTTGAATTGCTCGTACATTTCAACTTCTATATTTTCGTTTTTGGCTTTTTCTGTTTGTAGCATTTGGTAGGCTTCTTCGTAGCCTTCTTCCATTGATGCTTCAAACTCTGTTTGCTGAACTTCGAGACGCTTACGAAGGTCTTCGATGATTGCATAGGCTTCTTGATATCCTTGCAATGCTGTTTGTTCAGTTTCTTTTAGCTCATTAGAAAGTTCAGCATAGGCTTCTTCGAGCTTGGAGCTAAACTCCTGCTCACATTCCTGCTTTGCTTTCTCAAGCTCTGTCTTTACTGCCTCTGATACTTCTTTTATTGCATCTTCTGGTAGTAGTTTTGTCAATGCTTCTACAATTTTTTCCATTAGCTCAACCTCGCTTTGATTTCATTGGCTTGTTTATGAACAATGCCACCTATAGCGGCAATTATTAAATCTTTACTGATCTTATGTATGCCGCTACTTTCATTTTTTTCAAAATTATTTTGCGGTGACACAGGAATTGAATCCACACTTTCTTTTGAGACTACGCGCTCTTGGAAAGCTTGCGAAGTGCTTGGGTCAGCAACTGCGTCGAAGGTTATGAGTTTATAACTTTCGCCTATGACTAGTATGCCTTCTTCATTCACTTTGCCATTGCCAACACCACGACTGCTAATTCCTACTCGAACTCCATCATTGATGAGTGCTTTTAGAATTTTGCCACTTGGTGTATTTAATATAATTCCTTCGCCCATTAGTACTTTTCCTTCCCACCATAGTTTTGTAACTTTGTGAGAGGCATTTGCAAAATGGATGATAGAATCTGTAGGATGGTCAAGTTCTCCAATGAGTCCACCTTTTGACATGGCTTCGTTGAGACTTTTTACATTTGTGTTTAGTGTTTCAAATGTGTACATCCTTCTATTTTTATTAATTGCATCTGCTTCTTGAAATTTTCCTCTGAACTTTACAAGACCATTGCCTGAACCGGCTGATTCGTGTAAATCCATTTCATTCAATGTAGCATAGCAACCGCCCCCGAGAATCAATCTATTAGTATAAACTGTTCCAGGAGTAATATCATGTTCTAATAAAAGTTCCAAGAATTCCTCCTAGTTTATTCAACTTCTTTGACTGATGCTTCGGGCTTTGCGTACGGGTTTTGTAGACTGGGCCAAGTATCTCCACTTCCCCAATGTGCCAATTGATCACTATCGGCATCAACATCTTTCTCGCCCAATATCTTATATTCTGCATTTTGTAGAAGATAAGGATTATTTAGACTTGGATATGTGTCTCCGCCTTCGTTGCCCGCTCCTCCATTGGCCAATTCATCGGCAGCGTCTCCAGTGCAATCTTTTCCATCACTTGTTGGAGAAACATTTCCGTAATTTCCTGAGAAATCACTTGCTGGTGAGTAACTTGTTTTTGCTTTTTTGGCTAAAACAGGGTGGTCACCAGTTGCTGAAACTACTGGTTCTGAAACTTCCCAATCTAATCCTTCTAGATTAGTTTCTACCAAGTCATAAAGCCAAGAAGCGGCTTCTGATGCTACTTCTAATGATGGCTCTACTTGCTTGGTTATAATTGCTAAAAGTTCATCAAGATGAGAAGCGGCTTCAAGTGCAAGATCTTTATTTTCATCTTCTTTTGCCAATTCGTGAACTTCTCTAAGGGCTTCGTATAGATCAACAAATGCTTGCATTTCTAAAGCAGTCGATTCATCAATTTTTGAATAATACGAATCAACAATGCCCTTGAACTCAGAATATGGATCTTGTGATTTTTTGCTTAGATTCGATCCTGATAGTTTTACTATTTTAGCAACTCTATCGGTATATGTTTCGAAAGCAGTTCTCAAAAGACCTTCTGAAATGAATTCGCAAGTTGAATCATCATAATTTGTAGCATTTGCTAATTGCAATGATTTTTTGACTTGCTCTGATAATTCATTTTGAGTTAGATAGAGAATTTGTGGCCAATTTGACACTGTTCTTTCTAAAGATTCTTCTAGCGCTTTGTCATTTGACAATGCGTTTTGTTTCTTTATATCAACAATATCTTTTACGAAATTAGTATTTTCACATACTGATTTGCTGCCTTTTCTCTTAACAACAACGTCTGTTTGCAATGTCTTCCAATTGAATTGAAGCATTTTTGCTTCATTTCTAGTTTTTGTTGTTGGAATTTTGATTGACACTACATTGCCATTTTCGTCTCTATTGATTTTAGAGTTGTTTAAAACTGGGCCATTTTCACAATAGTCAACATATCCCAATACATTTTCTGACAAAACATGCCATTCTTTTACCATGTGTCCAAGCGTTGCATGAGCACGCTTTCTTTGGGATGCTCTTAGTTTTCTCAAACTCTCAGGCATTCTTTTTTGGGCTTTGATTTTGCCCATTACTCTTCTTCTAGTTTTTCCGCCTGTTTCGTGATGCTTTGGAGTAACATTCCAATAAGCAGTTCTATAACCTATTATTTTGCCTTTCTTTCTAACTGGAACTACTCTCTTTTTTCTAACTTCGTTAAAAATTCTTTTTGTTCCAGATAAGTCGATCCATTCACCAAATAATTGTTCGGCTTTCTTTTCATCTGATTCAACGAGGCAATCTAGCATTTCTGAGAGAATTTCACGAGATTTTGCTCGTTCTGATTCTTCATTGATCATTAGTTGCTCTACGTTATCAAATTCAATAAATCCGTTATCAATTTTATAATTTGCATGAACAAAAGTTCCGTCATTTGCTTCAAAAAGAACGTCTTCTGAGCCATAGCAATTTAAACTAACAGATTCCAATTCCAATGCTTTGGCTAGATAGTATGCTGATTCCTCTAATTCTCTTTGTGATGTTGAGAGTGAGTCTTTTTTAATTCTTTCGAAGACATCGAATTCAATGAGTTTTCTCTTCATATCTAAATTACTCCTATCGCTGTTCAATCAGAACACGTTTAAGTTTTTTTGTAGATCAAATAAATTGCTCTACCCTATATAAAACAAAACACACGTCGTGTTTGCGAACGTTCCAAACTTGGCGTTTAGAATAACCAACTAGATTATTCAAAGAATTCGTTCTATTCTTTTTATAATCTATAGTATGCACCTAAATTCAAAAATTTAAAAAAAATATGAAAACTTTTATAGAGTATTTAAAAAATTTATCCGAAAACGTGGGAAAACAAGACACTTTAAATGAATTAATTAAATTGGCTTGGTCAAGGTACAATCCTGAAACTAAGGACTTCTTAGAAAAAATGGCTAACAAAGATGCTGATATGAATAGGCTACTAGATAAATTAAATAATTTTAATTATGAAGATGAAAATTTAAATAAAGATGATGAAATTTATAAAAATGCCCCAGATGCTAATTTTGGGAATGAAGAAGTTTAAGATTCTTCGCTCCAATCAATATCTTCATCATCAATTGTTTTATCATAATCTTCGATTTCTAAATCATATTTTTTAATATCTTCAGGATCTGGAATTTCCACTCCTATTGATCCCTCTGACCCGGACGAGCCAGAAGTCTCTTCCGAACCTTCTGTAGACTCTTCTTCGCCTTCTGGTGGGCTTTCTGACTCTTCTGGTGTGCTTTGCTCTTCTGCTCCCAACATTGGCGTTGGACCGCCTGCTTCCGTTCCTATTTCTGTTTCTGCATTTGAGGAACTTGGAATTCCTACTCCAAGCAATTGTGGATTTTGCCCTATTATTTGAATTTTTAATTCTTCTAACTTTTGTATTTTATTTCTACTTATAATTCTTTCTGCTTCATCTTCTGTCATCCTTAAATATTTAGTTAGCAAATCATAATCGCTCATCAACAATGAACCTTTTAGAGTTGTAGCAACGTTTATTCTATTTTGAATTATTTCTGCTTCGCTAAGTTCTTTCCAAGCACTAGGAGGAGTCATATGAATTTTTAAATCATCAAATGATTCAATTGGAAATCCTCTCATTTCTAAATGTCTTTCACAAACTTCCAACACTCCGTCTTCGATACAAGATTGTATTCTCTCTACCATTCTAGCAAATCTAGCATCTTGAGCACTGAGTGTTATTCTGGTTGCTGCTACATCTTCTGTGTTGAAGTAATTTTTAGGAAAATTTAATGATGTAAATAATTTATTTCTAAAATATATTGCATCATCAATTTCCCCTAAGTTCTGTGCCCCAGGTAATGTTTCTATTCTTGTGTTTGCACTAGGTCTTATAGGCAACCAATAATCCTCATCCTGTGCGGGTGCATGCCACCTCTCCTCAACAGAATTGGCCCCAGTTCCTTGATTTGTTCCAACTTTTTTCTTTCTAAATTGATCCTTCATTCTATCTACAAATGCTTCTGCTTTATATGGTGGAAGTTGACCAACATCAATATAAAAAACCCTACGTTCTGGTGCTCTGCTAAGTCTATAAACTAACATTGCATCCTCCATTAATCTTAATTGATGTGCCGGACCTCGTGCAGGTTCAATTAGCGATTGTCCATAAGGATAAAATGTTTTTCTATCTTCTCCTAAATAAATGTGTATGACTTGATATGGAGAGAATCTAATCGCAGTAGATTGCTGTAATTCTAAATCATTTTGCCTTGAAATATTTGCTCTATTTAGACTTTGATAATCTGGTCCTTCTTTTGATTGTTGGTATTCGACTAATTTGCCTTTCGTTGTAACAATTTTGTACATAGAGTCAGGTGGAAGTTCTTGCATTTTTAATATTCCATCCTTTGGACTATCCATATTTGTAATTAATTCATAAAAACCATCGCCAAATATGCAAAGTCTTTTTGTCATTTGCCAAATTTTTCTATTTAGGTTTAGCATTTTTCTATTGAAACATAGAAACTCTAGTTCTTTTTTGATTTCTTCATTAGAGCATTCGATTGTAAACACATTGCCTCTTTCATTTTTTTGGCAATTATGCATGATGGCCGAATCAGTGGCGAAATTTTCATGATCCTTAACGCTAAGGTCATAAACATTCATCTCTGAATAAGAATAAATGCCTATAACTTTTCTTTTTTTAGGCTTTTTTCCAAGCCATCTTATTTCTTTAGTTGTAAATCCTTCTTTATTTATCCAACTTTCTATGCTTTGCCATTGGTGACCCATTATGTCGCTGGTTTGTCTTAGTGTTGCTCCTTCACTTAATAATCTTATTGCGTGATTTATTTTTTCATATCTTTTGTCTGACTCTTCACTTTTCCATTCATCTATAAATTGACGTTCATGTTTCCACCCATCTTTTGTATAGATTCTAGAAAATTGTCTCGTTTTTAAATCATTCAATGATCTATTAGGATCTAATTTATAAAAAGGCATTAGTTCGCTACCTTTTTGCAAATCTCCTGCGTTTGTCCAATTTTGATTTGCGTCTAATATTCTATGGTCTGGGGTTGTGATAAAATAACTTCCATCATCTAGAATTACTTTTACTGTTGGGGACTTCTTTACTAATCTCGGTTCGTAAGCCCAGCCTAAAGTGTAGTCTTCTTTTTCGAAATCCCAACAATAAACTAAAAATGGATTGGGTTCTTTCTTCCATCGGGCCGCTAACTTTTCCATAGTTATAAACCCTTCGAACAAAGTGGCAATCTTAGTCTCTCCAGCAACACAGGCTTCGTCTGCCATTACTGTCATTGCCATTTCTATTTCTGCTATATTTCTTAATCTTTCATATTCTTTGTATCTAGATTGTCTATTTGTCACAGTAGAAAGATCTATGAAATCATTGCTGTCGTGTAGTCTAACTTGGCCTTTAGCACCACCGTTCCACATTTCTCCACGAAGATCTGGCATCGCATCGGGAACAATAACACCTGCTCCCGTTATTTGCGCATTGTTGAAGTCCCTTTTTTCAATAGGTCCTTTTTCAAATTGATAATTCCAAAGTCTGTAAAAATCCCACCAAGGCATATTCACCTCATTTATTTGTATAATACTATTATAGTTATTATGAAGAAGGTTGTTTTTTTAGTTAGTCATTTAGGATCAGGAAGTTTTAATTTATTAAGAATTCTTAATAAAGATCCAAACTGCCATTTTCATACGTCCGAAGTCGCATATAATCATCCCGACGACCTAAAGTGGATTTATGAAAACCATAAACTAAAAGACTACTCTTCTGCTATTTATGGAGATCATTTACTTTATAATACTTTATTTTATTGTAAACCTTTATATAAATTTTGCAAATTTATATATGTAATGAGATCTCCAAGACAAACTTTAAATGAAATTTTAATTTCAAATTTCGATAATAATCAAAATAAATGCATAAATTATTATAAATTTAGAATTAGAAGAATTTTTGAAATGGCAAGAGAAACAAAAGGTGCTGTATTTACAACTTTTGAAGACTTGTCAAAATTTAGTAGTTTTTCTATAATAGAAAATTATCTGAAGTTATCTAAACCATTGGATAAAGATAACTTTGATCAAAATAATTTGAATAATTTTAATGAAAATTTAATCAAAGACGCAGAAAATTATTATAATAAATATTTTTATCTTATGAATAATTTAGATCTTAGAAAGGTATAGAGATGTATAAAATATTCCAAACGGACTTTTGTGTTGTTTATGATGATGTAATGAATTCTGATGAATTTACTCAAGTTTGGCGATACACCCAAGCGGAAAACTACTCAATTCCTCATGTTTCTGGTTGGTCAAAAGTTTGGAGAACAACGGATGGCATGCCTTTAGGAGGCACTCAATACGACGCAAACAAGGCTCCTTTTGGAAATTCCATGGATTTAGCCAATCACTATATAAAAGAAACTTCAAAACTTCATCCTGAACTAATTGGAGAATATGAAAAATTATGGCTGAGATCCTACATCTATCCTAGAGGAACTAAATTAAGTTGGCATAATGATAAAGGCTACTCTGCTGCTGCAATTTTTTATACGCACACTTACTGGGGGTCAACTTGGGGCGGAGAATTATTGCTTGCTAAAACTCAAGAGATTGATGCCGTGCCTCCTCCTTGTTTAGATCATACATTTGAGGATTCATTGATATCTCAATATGGACATGGAAGTTACATTACGCCTAAGCCTAATAGATTAGTTATAACAAAAGGCGGCATATGGCATCAAATAAACAGAGTTGACGAAGACGCAGGAGACCATTGTAGAACTTCTATTGTTGGATTTTTTACTAAAGGCAGTTAGATTAATTATCTATATTGCTTTTTATCCAATTATAAACTTCTTCAACGTCATCTCTACTTGTTGAAATGTGATCGCTTGCCCAATCGTGTCCATTTTCTAGCATTTCATCTATTTTGGCTTGGTCCATAGCAAGTAATTCTTCTGCTTTATTTTTAATTATTTTTAGATTAGAGAAAAACATATAGTTTTTCAATTCGCCATTAGAATTATTGGCATCTCCATCCATCATTTCCATCATTTCGTAAAAAGTTTTTTTCATAATATTTTATTTATTCGTTTCAATCTAAAATACTTGGAAATTTTAATATTAATTCTGGTAAAATATTTTTGCGTTGACAAGCATCTAGATTTTCTAGGTATTTTTTTAATTTAAAAACATATGCATTAATATATCCATTGGCTTGTTCAATTGTAACCAACTCAGCCTCTGGCCATAATCTATTTTGCGTATCTTTATAGACAATATAGGTTCCATATCCACGATAAGAATCGCCTGGTTTTTCTATTTTAATTAACTTAATAATTATGGGTTCTAATATGCCTTTTAACGCTTTTGATTTAACACAAACTTTTTGACCAATTGTAAACTCTGAGACATACCTCTCACTATAAGAGCCAACAGCACAACCAGAAAAACTGATTTTTCCTTGCATATTGTAATAAAACATAAATTTAATCCATAATATTGGTGTACCAATAGTTATTAGTCATGCATTAAATTTTGAGGCAAATTTTCATCATTTGCATTTGATTTTTTAATTTTCTGTTCTTCTTTGGCTATTAGATTTTCTATATTAACAATTGCGTTTTTGTAAGTTGGCAAAGACATATTTGTCAGAGAGCCAGATTGCAAATCTAATTGCCATTTTTGATTAGCATTCATTACTTGGGTTTTTTCTTTTTTATTATTTATTTTATTTAATTCATTTAGAGCCAATATCAAATGACTTTTTACATTTCTCATTGAAATTTCATTTGATATACTTTTTAATGTTATTTCTATTAATTCTTTTGTTTTTTTATTTGACATAATTACCATCCAAATTCTTTTAGAACATTATCATTTTTTCTTCTAAATTCAAATTCTGGCTTATCAATTGAAAAGATCTGCCTTTCCTCAGAAAGCCATTTGTCAATTCCACCATCTAAAATTTCATTTTTTATATCTTCATGAGAGTTACTCTTAAGAATTTTCATCATATCTTCATTTTCGCTTCCTATTGGCAATCCCCTCATTCTTTCATCTCTAACGTACAAACATAAAGCCAATGCCATTATAGAATCATCATGTTTGCCTTTTACTGCTTCTGCTCTTTTTTTCTGTGGGCTGTAGATAAATGTTTTTAATTCTTCTATTGTTCTTCTGCTGTTAATTCTTACTGTGGCATTATTTAATCTTTGTTGTAATGCTTCTAATAAAACTGGCCGGTTTGTTGGACTAATTTTAATTCCTGCTTTGTTGGCGATTCCCTTTCTATGTTCATAATAAATGTTCTCATATGCCAAATCATTAGTTAGACTATTCAACACAGCCGATCCTATAGAGTTGTTTTCCACCACTAGAGTTGCCGTGTTATAATATATTCCTATTTGATTTAATATTTGAGAAAAAATATGAGGAGGTACTAAATTGCTATAAAATTCTGCAACTTGCTCTAAACTTATTGCATCTATTATTTGAAAACAAGAATTGTCTCCGTCTTTTCCCACGCCCTCTGAACAATCCGCTCCTATTATATAATCATGTCCATCCATTGGCTCTTTCCATATCCACAATGCTCCGCTGTCTAGATTTTGTTTTAATTGATCTTCGTTTGTCCATTTTTCAAATGCCACCCTAGACACCGTACTTTGTCTAGTTGCTTTATCAATGCTGCTTATAATTCTAGAAGAAACATAAGTCTCGCCAGAACCTAGAAAATCTCTCAAAACTTCTTGTTGCCATCCTTTTTCTCCTAGATTTGCTTTCATTTCTTTGGCCCATTCTGGATTCGCATAGGCGGGGTGCTCCCAGTAGTCCAAATTTATTATATTAAAAAAGTTTCTGCCTGCTTCTGCTTCATGATATGTTTCTTCATACCAATTTCCCAATCCATTGACGGTAGAAATTATTTGAATATGACCTCCAGTTGCTATGACCGGATACATCGCTTTCCAATGTTCGTCCATTTTTTCAATAAACGCAGCCTCATCAACAACTATGCAAGTTGCTGATTTGCCACGAGCGGCCTCTGGAGTGTAAAAGCACAATTTAGATCCAATATCAGTGAATTTCTTTTCGTGCTTGGTGATATCTGCTTGTGATTTATCAAACATCCAATATGGAAAATTATCCATCGCACGCCCAGCGATATCTCCTGCTGCCAACGCTTCTCTGTCTGTTTTTGATAGAAAATATATTTGTTGGTCTTTTTGAAAAATGCATTTCCACAAGCCCCACAAAACAGCAACTGTTGTTAGACCTCCTTGTCTAAATTTGGAAATCATATTAAATCTTTTAGTCTCGTATTCTTTGATTACTCTTCTTTGATATTTATATGGAATAAAAGGTATGGTTCCAAATTTTGGATGTAAAATTTTAACATACCTGTGACACCAATAGAAAAAACTCTTGGCACATTTTATAATTTCTTCTATCTGTTGCTCAGCATCGAATGAATCTAAATCTTGAGTTGTCTCGCCAACGGGAATGTCTAATTCAAAATCTTCAAATTCATAAAATATAGAAAAAACTTCTTTCCAAGTTCTATCATTACACATTTCCCCAACGTTTTTGAATGTATGATAAAATTCTTCAAAAGGCTCTGTAGGATAGATCAAATGTTCTTTATTTAATTGTTCCATATAATTAATATATATTAATAAATTGCAATAACTTATTAAATTAGATGAAAAAAAATAAAAAATTTATAAATCTCATAGTTCCTGGTTTTTATCTCTGGATGCTTCAAGTTGCATTTGGCGGATTTATAAGTGGAATTGTTTCTTTTTTTACAAAATATAAATTAGAAAAATGGAAACAACAAAAAAATAAAAGTATTGAAGAAAATAAAGATTAAGGATATAATCTTACTTTGTGTATCTTTACAAAGGAAAATACTAATGTTAAATAGAATAATATCAGCAGATGATTTGCATTGGTGCGAAGAAGAAAAAAAATATGTCTCTTTATCTGAGGATGAATTAGAGAAAATAATGATGAACTGTATTAAACAAGACATAACAGAACTTGAAGACATATATAAAATGATTCAATGGGCTGGCTTGGTTAGAGTAGGAAATTTATTGTTAAATAATTTTCTAAACAATACTATAAAAGTTGTTAAATTTGATGGAAAAAATGAGCCTTGTTTTGGAGAAAAAATAGATGAATTTAAATGAATTAGTAGATTTGTTGAATGAAGATCTTAGCAGAGAATATAGTCACTGGCATTTTTATATGACTAACTCTGCCTCTGTTAGTGGACTTCACAGAGAAGAAATTAGTGAGTTTCTTTTTAAGGAGGCCCAAGGAGAAATGAATCATGTTAATGAATTTAATAAATTATTACATGGAATAATAAACAGAAGAAAATTAAATAAAACTATTTCTATCGGCGTTGCTAGTTTTAGAGATAATATTAGTTGTCCTTTAGAGATATTAGAAGAAGCATTAAAAATGGAAGAAGAAGTTGTTAAAAATTATGTTCAAAGAATAAAAGATGCGTCAAGTTTGCAGGAAAATGGCGGAGAAGACGAAATTGATGGAAAATTTATAGAGTTATTCTTAGAAGATCAAATGTCAGACAGCAGATCTGATGCAGATGAAATTAGAATGATGATTAAAAAGATTTGACTCTATTGACTTAAAGAAAGATTTATATCATAATACACACATCAATGAACTTTTTAGAAAGGAGTTCGAAATTATGACAGAGAACGTTAGACTAGTCCGTAACCTTCCAGTATGGAAGTTCTTTTATAAGGGTAATCACTCCAAGCCAATTCGCACCACTCTAGCAGTGGTGGAAGTCACCCCAACCGTGGTGACAGGCTATGTTTTGCGTAGAGGTAATGAAGTTTGCAGCCGAATTCAGGATGCAAAAATTCATTCCTTCAAGAAGTCCAATATTGCACGTATTGGGCAGGTTTGCCGATCCAAGGCTACCAAAAATTCTTGCAATGCAAATAAGACAACCCTTACCAAGCATTCGATAGTCGATCTAATCGTTACTGGTGCTTGATTTTTGTTGTGTTAAAACCCATCCGACGAAAGTCGGATGGGTTTTTTTATTTAAACACTATATAATTTTAATCTTAATTTTAGAGGAAAATATGACTTACTTTCAAAATCCATTCGCATCAGAATTTAGAGGAAACTGGGTTATAGGGGACAGACAATATTCTATGTCTTTTGTTTGTCCATGTAATGCAGGACGTTCTGATGAAATTGTATCAAATTGGAAAAACCCTTTGGTTCCGTATTATGATTTATCTGGAAACGACTCGGATGGAAATCCCAAATCAGTATTGTCCATCAGACTTACAGTAAATGGAGGATTTCAAGATTGGACAACAATAGAAATAGACCTTGCTGATAATGCTTATGCTAATTTAGATCCTGCACCATCCGCTAATTCAATAAAATCTAATCAAATTGTTGCAATACTGAATGCACATCCAACATTTAGTTCATATTTTTTAGCATCTTTTGGATCATTCGATCAATATGATAATTATAAAAATAATATTAGAATATCTCAAAAATTTCCAACATCTAGAATGAAATATTTTATTGTTAACACTGGCGCAGAAGAAGTTTTAGGATTCAATGCAAAAGCAGGTGTTGCAGAATTGCCTAGTTACTTCGCCAGAAGTAAGGTTTTTGGCGGAGATATGACACTTCCAATGGATGGAATTAACATTTTAGTCGAATTAAGTCCCTCAAATTCAGGAGGAACTTCTGTAATTGATGATAATATTATAGATAACGCACTAGATGCCAAAGGCGTTTTATTAGGTTTTAATTCTAATTCAATGAAGGCTGATTGGGAGTTGTTAAAAGGTAGAGCCTCTGGAGCCTTTACTTTTCAAAAATTAACTGTAGACGGCAGCGATAGGATAACTCAAATAATAGAATACCCAGCAGGAGCAGTTGTTGGAGATTTTGCAAGAAAAATAAATTACACTTATACAAGTTCAAATACGAACCCCAATAAGGTTACTGAAATACCACATGTATTGACCGAAGGTGATCTGGTCACTCCATAATACTTTTTTAGATATTAAAGGTGACTAATGAAAATTACAAGACATCACGGCCATTATGGATTAAATAATAGAGGAAATGCAAGAGAAAATCCATCTCTATCAAATAGACTCTGGAACAAAAGACTATACAGAGCGCCAGATAACATACCTCTTGTTATTAAAGATATTAGTCCAACTCCTACAAAAACCCCTACCCCTACTCCTACTCCTAGTCCTAGTTCTGCTTGTCCTGGTGGAAGTTTGGTCTTTGGTGCAACAAATAAATACATTTCATTTCCGGCTAGTTCTGATTGGGCACTCGGCACCGGTGATTTTTGTATCGAATGGTGGCAATATCAAACCGCCGCCTCGCCTCCAATGTATAGTAGACTTTTTCAAGTTGGAGAATGGAACACTCATTCAATAGCCGTAAGTATTGAAAATGGAAATTTTTTACTTTGGGTAAATAATGGGAATGTGTACTATGGTCCAGTAAGTTTAACAAACTATTTAAATCAATGGGTCCACTTTGCAGTGGTAAGACAAAGCGGAGTGTCCTCTGTATATAAAAATGGAACTAGAATATTAAATGTCTCAACACCCAACAATGTAACGAATTCAAGTGATCAACTGCAAATAGGATATGGTAGCGGAAATTACTGGAATGGTAAAATAACCAATTTCAGATGGGTTAAAGGAAGTTCTGTATACGACGGAACGCAGACCACTATAACAGTACCCACATCACCACTCCCCGTTATCAGTGGAACTAAATTGCTATTGTTAACAGCCTCGGCTGGAACATATCTTGCTGATTCTAGTGGTTTAAATAAATCAGCCACAAATAATGGCAGTGTCACATGGTCTTCAGACTCGCCTGATCTTGATTGTTGCGATACGCTTACTTTTGTGGGCGTCAATGCCAACACAACTGGAAATTCTGCAACAAATACATCTGGTGGAGGGTGGGATTCAGCAGCATACTCTGTGGAGACTTACACAAGTCCAGTTTCAGTAACATTTAAGACTTCAGTTGGCAATAATTATTTGATGGGTGGGTTTTCTTATAGTCCAACAGCAAATGCTCAAACCTATACAAATACAACTTACGGACTTTATGTGCAGAATGAATTTTTAGAAATATATGAGGGTGGAGTTCAAGTCAATGTCCCAGGTTCGATTAGCAGACTGTCAACCGATATATGGAAGGTAGATTACGATGGAACAAATGTTAAATATTATCAAAACAATAATTTAATTTACACTTCATCAAATCCAGTGACGCAGCCGTTGCATGTATTTTTTGCACTACTAACAGGCGAACAAGGCGTTACTGATATTTGTGTTGAATCTATAGTTCCAACACCAACCAGTACACCAACACCAACTAGCACACCAACACCAACTAGCACACCAACACCAACTAGTACACCAACACCAACTAGTACACCAACACCAACTAGTACACCAACACCAATAACATACCCTGATCCTGGGGGATTAAATGCAGGATATACAGCCTACATATATGCTAATGAATGGGACAACACAATTGAATATTTTGGCACGCACGGGACAGTGAATATTGTGTATAGTCCTGGAACTGTTGTTGGTCAAAACCTAACAAATTGGGGTGCTGGTGTTATTAAGATACAAGGATATTTTTTAGCAACGACTGTAGAAACTCATACTTTTTATCTATCTGCTGATAGCGGAAGTTATTTATGGATAGGTTCACACGCCTTATCTCCAACAATGAGTAATTACGACTTAGGAAGCGTCACTAGTGAACAGTCTATTAATATTAATTTAGTTTCTGGGGACTTTTTGCCCTTCTTGGTAGTTTACGCCCAGCCATCTAGTTTTAATAGTGGATCAACTGGATTTAATTTAAGTTATTCTACTGCAACAATTAATAAAACAAATAATTGGGGGTATTCAAATGCTTGGCGTGGAGCCTCATTGCCATAAATATTATTTTTTGAATCATATATAGTTTAGATAACAAGGAGAAATTTATGAGTGATGAATTTGTTTTCGACGATGGAAGAAAGGCTGAGAAAGTTGAAATAGATCAAGGACAAACAAAGGTAATAGAGATCTACGTTGAACCCAAGCCAGAAAAGAAATTGGCCCAAAGAATCACAGAAAAATATTGCGTTTGTGAAAGAGAAATTGAAACAATTGATGAGTACACTGGAGAAATTGTAGGCCGAACAATAGAAAAAGTAGACAATGGACAAGTTGTAGCGTCATCCGCAGCATCAGCAAATGAACCGGTGGTCGAAACAGATAAGTCTCCCATGGAAAAATTAGTAGAAGACAAAATAAATAATAAAAATAATTTGCCTGTTGGCAATATAATTTTAGTAGGTGTTATAGTTGCTCAATTATTAGGATTGGGATATTTATTATTTGTAGTATGATTTTATATTAAATACTCTTTTTTAGCAAAAGGAGTATTTTTATTTAATTCCCCATTTTTCTTTAATTTTTTGCCACCAAAAATTCTTTTCTTTTTCTGAGATTTTTATTGATTCTTCAAACTCTTCTTCTTTGATTTTTCTAAGTTTTTCTTTTGCTGATTTATAAAGAGATTCTATCCATTTTTCCCATTCTTCATAAGGAGCATAAGAAATTAGTTCTCCTTTTATTTCTTTATAAACTATGTAACCTTTATAATAAAGAGACATTTCTGATAAGTCATAATTATAATTTATTTCCATGTGCATTCCACGACGCAAACCATCAAAATGAACGCCTACTGTCTCGACGCTATAATAGTTTCCATCTGGCATGTCACCCATCCACTCTTCTGACTGAGGCCTAATGTTATCTTCCAAATTCATTATTGGAATATTTCTTAATAAATCTTCTGAGTTATTGATTTCATCTAAAGATTTGATATCGTTATTTTCTAGATTAATATAATATGAATCAACAAATGTTCCTCCCTCTTTCTGGCCAATTATTGGCTCTCCATAAATTTTTAGCACTATTGCTATTTTACCATTTTGCCCCATAAGCCCTTTTTTAGTTGCTTCTAAGACTCTTTGTTCTTTTATTTTTTCTTCAATTTCTTCTGGGCTTGACATTCAAGATCTCCTGTGCATCTTGGGCACTTTATTGCCAACTGATTTATATCACTTTTGCATAAAGGACATTGCTTTAATAATACTTTATCTTTGTAATTAAATATGCTTGATATTATTTTAGAATAAATTATATAGAGTATTATTGATGCAAGAAAAAAATCTACTAATACTCCTAAAAATTTACCAATTTCAAATTTAAGTCCAATCAAAGGCTCAAAGTATAATTGTCTCCAAGAATCACCTGTTTTTGATATTATAAAATTTATCACAGGCATCAGTATAAAATCTGATATGCCGTTAACAACTTTATTGAAAGACGCACCTAGTATAAAAGCAATAGACATAGATGTCATATCTTGCTTAAGAGCAAACTCTTTATATTTTATTATTTCTTTTTCACCAATGAACGATCTGTTTTGTTCTAATTCTAATTTCATAATAGTATATATATATGAAATCACTAAGTACAAGGAGGTATTATGTTTTTTGATAAAATCTTATCGTATTTTCAAAAAGACCAAAATAAAGACCAAAATAAAGAATTGGCAAATAATAAGGGAGTAGTTACAAAATACAATTATTTGATAAATGACCCCACAACGCCAGGACTAACAGATAGTTTAGCCCTGCCAGTTACTGGAATAAAGTATTCTGTTAAAGATTTCAAATTGAACCCTGTTACTTCTAATGAAAAAAGAGCGGTCGCTTGCTATATCACTTTAGGCAATCAAATAAACTATATTCAAAGAATAAGTCTGAATTTAATAAAGAAATGGGCTGGACCTAGTGTTTTAAATGTTGTCCCATTAGCAGGCAATGATCTAAATGCTTACTACGACAGAAGTTCTTTGAAATTCTTTTATTTTAGGACTCCTAAAAAAGTTGTTTGCACATCAGACTCAGCAGATATTGTTTCTCATGAATTAGGACATGCCTTATTAGATGCTATTCGTCCTGATTTTTGGGATGTTTCCGCATTGGAAATATGGGCCTTTCACGAAGCGTTTGGCGACATAACCGCAATGGTTAGCATCATGCAATATGATAAATTATTAAATCAAATATTAGTTGATACGTCTAATGATATTTCAAAATCCAACAAAATGTCCAGATTAGCAGAAGAAATGGGTTCTTCTATTTATAATTTCTATGATGGTAAAAATCTAGGATATATGCCAAATGCATTAAGAGATTGTTGTTCTCAAAAATTCAAATATATCAACCCTAGCACCTTGCCAACCGATGGATTGGAGAATGAATTGATTGCAGAATCTCATAGTTTTGGCAAGGTTTTTGTTGCCGCTTGGTATGAGATTTTATTAAGAATCTATAGGCTTGAATTAAATGGCAATACTCCTCTTCAAGCATTGAAAAAAGCCAGAGATGCAGCGTATTCGATACTAGTACTAGCAATACCAAATAGTGCAAGAACCGTAAAGTATTATTCTTCTATTGCTAAATCAATGGTTGATTTGTCAAAAAATAGATACCCAAATTACCAAACAATAGTTAATGACGTTTTTGTAGAATGGGGCATTCTAAGCAATTCGGTAAAGATGTTATCTAGCACTAAGTGGTCAGATGTTGTCTATAATCTTAATAAAAAAGATAGGGTTGTTAAAACATCCAAGGGAACAACTGTTTGTTTATTTGATAAGAAAACCATTAAATTACCTGGAATTTCTGCCATGTCTCTATCTCAAAATTTGATGGGTGTAGATATAGAAATTCCATCGGACTCTTATTATGAATTTGATAAAAATGGTAATTTGATAGATGAAATTTTACCAAATAATGATGAAATTCTAGAGTCCGCTGTGTTTTGTGCTCCTATGATACAAAAATCATTAGGAAAAGAATGGTTAATTAAAGATAATAAATTAGTTAGAAAATACATATCATAATACTATATTGGTATTGACTAAAAATTTATTTTAGATTATATTATAGTATAAATTTATAAGGAGAAAAAAATGAGTATTGGGAAGTCAGATAATCTTTATGAAAGTGATGTTTATGATGATGGAAGCGAATGGTATTATGATGAAGATAAAGAAGAAAATGACGACTCTGATTATGATTTTAATGACGATGATTCCGAATACTCTGATGAAGGCTGGGATGATGATGATGATGATGATGATGATGATGATGATGATGATGATGATGATGATGATGATGATG